AAAACGTTTGAGTAAGTGATCACGGGATTTTCAGTGTCATAAATATTCGGGGCGCTCGTTATGTTTGCGCCCCGCTGATTAGCATCTAGATACCAGGTGCCGGCATTGCTTAACGTGTTCTGATTGTAGATTGCAGTTGATAAACTAACCCATACAGCTTTACCCCCATCCGCATTATGCTCTACAGTAAGCGAACCGCTCACTGATCCAGGAGTAGAAGGGAATTCTCCCGAAGTATGAGATACACGAGCCTTGGAATATACTAATTCACCGTTAATATAAACTTCAGTTGGGCCAGTAGAATATTTTGTAACACTACCCCCCACAGTTGATAACGTCCAGTTAATAACGGAAGTATTAGTTGCGTTATTTCTTGTTTGTGTGCAAGATAGCGCCAAATAGCGCCCGTCATAACTACCCGTAGTTAATGAAAATGTATTTGCCACTTAATCAACCTCCAATCATCCAATCCAGTAGCAAGCAGTGCGCTTTCTGCTACCGTAATTTTGAAATCTGCTATATTTACCAATAACAAGATATGTTTTCGCTTTAAGATCATAAGCTTCAACACCTTCATTATTGGCTATTAATTTATCTTTTGATCCTTGTTTTACTGTCAATCCGTCTTCTGTGATAACTGTGCTAATATCACTATCACTTCGGGAAATATTCAATCCGTTATCATCAAATGTATAACCCTGAGTTGAAGTAGATATTGAAGAAGCACCTTTAGCCATTTCAGTTTGAATTTCAATTTTTACTTCTTCACTAGTCATTGTAGCACTCACTTTGTTAGTGATATCTACTAACTCCTGGTTAATTCCATCTACAGTATCAACTAGCGCTTCCTGAACACTTGAAACAGAAGCGGTTATACTCTCGGTGTCCAGTAGTAATTGCGAAATGCTCGCAGCATTAGCATCCGTCTTTTTAACTACAATCTCAATCTCTTTATTAGCTTTATCTACTTTTGCGTAAGTCTGTTTCAATGCTTCTCCCAGGCTAGTGGGGTTTGCGTGTTCCGCTTCCGCATCGACATATTCCCAGGTAGTTGTTTGTGAATAAGAACCATCATAAAAGATCGAATCGTTAGTTAAATAACTATAGGTTTCACTATTGTCTTTAGTAATTAAAGCTAATTTATCACCGGGTTCGATTAAATAATTTCCCCTCCAGGAGCAGTCAAACTGTCCTATAGTCATATTGCCAACGGTGGCTACAGCATTATCAACTAGAGTTTCAATGTCTTTACGCAGCTCCCACAGTGGATTATTGCGGACGTATTGAGTAGTTCCAGGTAAACCGGTATCAGCTACATAGTTATCACCAAGTTCTGTAGCACTACAGATTGCGGTTAACCGTCTGTTATCCTTTGTTTTTAATGTAATGTATTGTTCTTTATCAATTGTATAATCGGGAACACCGGCCATATCTAAGCGCTTAAATATTAACTCATTGCGTGAATTCACATAATAAATAGTTTGCGTTGCTTCCGCTATTGCGTTCAGCACTTCACGCAGTGATTCAGCGCCATCAAAGCTAGCAATGGGTTCAACATCTTCATCGGGAATCGGTTTAACGTAGGAAATATTAAATTCCGCTAATTCCGGTATAACAGCGCTCACCTTCAGCTTCGCAGCGATAGCCGCAGCTAAATCTCCAATAGTATAAGGATCAGAAAGTTCTAATTCCGCTACTGTGATATCTTCAGCCTTTTTTAATACATCATATGTTGTAATAGATAACTGATTGTTATTTTCATCTCTATGAACTTCACTCACTCGCATCTGCGGGCTCACACACACATCATCAAAATAAATATTGAATTTATCATTCGTTGTGAAGCTATAATTGCGTTCAACATCGATCACTTTAATATTGGCTTTTTGACAAATGCCAAATCCGAAAAATTTACTCTCTCCCATTCGATCAATCGTAATAGAAGCTAAGCGATCAACGCACTTGAATGTGTCACCCGCACTCTCAATGGCATAAGATACGGTGATTTCAGTATCAGCATTCCCGCCATCTTCTGAAATGTAAATAGTAGTTGTATTATAGTTTGCGGTGATATCAACTACACCCTCATCAGAAGGATCAATATATATTGGTTCTTTATATGCTTCAAAATCGGTTACGGTTTCACCTAACTCTATTTGAATATCTCCAATAGTGTAAGCAACGGGAACAGTAATGCGCATATAGTTCGCAGTTGCGGGAACTTCTACTGTCCCTGTGCGGGTAGCAGAGCCTGCGATAACTGTAGAAGCATCGGCATCCGTGTAGAAGTTAAATGCTCTCGCATTAGTTGTTGTGCTTACTTCTGCTACTGGATGATTCAATGTGATAATTTTCCCCTGTAAATGAGATACGGGAATAAATGCTTCAACGCATTTATAGGCAGTAGAAGTGGTAGTTCCACCACCATTCAAAACGTATTTACCTACTAATTCATATTTACTTGCATCAAATAAGTTTTTACCTATCATTGCAATTTTCATAGAAGCATAATCAAAGTTTCCGTTCTGTAATTGAACGTTTAATGTAGATCCTGGCATACATCCGTCAATACGAACTGCTTTCGTGCCGGTTCTCGCATCGGTAGAAGTTATAAGAACCTCTACCTTTGCGTCAATATTTCTAACCGGGGCTGTTATCAGTTCATTGTTTCCAATTAACATAGTTCAGCCTCCTTATAATTCAGTGAATGTCAAGGTGAACGCATTGAATAATACCTTGCCCGCTTGAATTGTGTAATAACTAACTGCGTTTTCAGGAATGATACATTTCACATTCTCTTCAATTGCGTTAGTGTTAGGGTTTAGAAATGAAATCTCTACACCTAAATCGCTGATCGCATTTTGAAGTGCTGTCATACTAGTTGGAGTTAGGGGAATAATACCCACTTCAATCGTTCTTTTGGAATTAATATAATCAACTACTGTGTTTCCCGCTGCGTTAGTTTGTGAAGTATAGTTTGCGGTTTTACTGATATTCAGTGTATTAACGCACATTGAAAAATCAGTATCATTTATTTTGAAATAAGTCATCATTCACCCTCCTTAGATATAAGCTAAATCAACTTTTCCTAGTTGTCGAAATCGTCTGTTCATAGTTTCAACAGCGGTTTGTGCAAACACTTTCCCATCAACTTGTAAAATGATCGGTGTGTTATCGTTAATCTTATCTCCTAAAGCATTCAATAATGGAAGGGTTGAAGAAGTGTCTATTGAAGCGGTAAGTGCGGGCATCGGGTTAGCTTGCATTATAGAACCGCTAATAGTGTGTTTAAAGTTGATCCCTGATAAACCCTGGATAGCTTTTAAACTGTCCTTCACCATATCACTAGAAGCTTTAACAACGTGCTTTGACTGTTTCTCAATACCGATTTCAGCACCTTCACCCAAATCTTCACCAAAAGCAATAGTTTTGCGGGAAGGTGAATGTGAATCGGCTTCACTGCGCATTGCAGAAATAATTGCGCTGACAATGCTTCGTGCTTTAGATAACAGTGAACTTCTCTTATCTTCCATACCGTCAGATAATCCATCACCCAAATCTTCACCAACACCATTAGCATCATCGTAAGCATTAGCCCATTCATTCAACGCATCTTCGTAACCTTGCTCCGCTTCATCCACCATTTCTTGCGTATAGCCCGCAACACCGTTCTCAAAGTTCTCACGGGTTTGAGCAGCAGCTATACCGGCATCAACAGCTTCTTTATACAGAGCATCAACCGCTTGTTGTGTTGCCACATCAACATCATCTGAATACTCGAAATAAGCATCACTTTTTCCTTTTAGAATGTCGATAGCTTCTTGATACTTACCTTGTTCAACTAGCATAGCAGCATCTTCATACTGTTTTTTAGTAGCATAGTGCGTTCCATAAGCGGCTAAAGCTTCATCATACTTAGTTTCTAAGTCAGACAATAAACCCTTCTCTGCTTCCACTTGTTCCATCTTTTCACCCAGGGCTTGATTATTTGCGATCACTTGGTTAGCAGTTGCTCCTATGTTCTTTTGAATGGTTTCTTCTCTTAGTGCTTCTAACTCTTCTTCAAGCTTTGCAACTTCTTCTTTTTGAGCCATATATTCACGTTCTGCTCTACCCACTTCTGCAAAAGCTTGTCCCTCTGCTTCAATGGCAGCGATATAATCAGCATTATGCGCTTCTAGCATAGCGGAAGCGGTTTTAGCATTGATTACTTCATAAATGTTATTTTTCAGTTCATCATACTTTTGGATAACCCCATCCACCATTGAATACTCAGTTCCAAGTGCGTTATTAAGTTGTCCCAGGATGAAGTCTACTCGCCCCTGATCAGCTTCACGCACTTGTCCATTAGCATCAACTAAACGTAATAGTTCATCAGCTAGCTTATTAGTATGATCATATTGTGCCGTTAAACCGTCTACTGTTTTATTTGTAGCTTCTAGCTGAGCATAGAACGCATCACGGGATTCATATGCAGCTTGTTGTAGTTCTTTTTCTTTTTCGCTTAATACTTGGATTTCTTCCGCAGTGTATTGAGTAGCTTTTTCATAAGCTACCATAGCAGTAGCAGCGGACACTAGCACAGTTGCAACTAATCCAATAGGGTTAGCTTTCATAACTGCGTTAAATGCTTTTTGAGCAGCGGTTTTTGCTATAATGGCCACAGTTAAACCCTTCTCTGCTAGTTCAGTAGCTAACACAGCAGCTTTATAGCCTACGTAAGCGGTAGCCATTCCCACTAGTGCGCTTGAAATTGCCGGTAAATTATCCTTCAGCCATCCGTAGGTTTTTTTAATAGCGGGGAACAGTGAATTAGTTAGGAACTTTGAGACGTCCTTCATAGGATCTTCTACATCTTCCAGTAGTAAAGCACCCATTTCTTTTAGTTCTGCGTTCACCGGCTCCATTGCATCACCCATCTTGGATAGTGATTTATTCATTCGGTTCTGAGCATCATTAGCTTTTAAAATTGCATCATTATTCTTTTTATAGCGATCAGATGAGGTTTTATATACACGGTTTAAGGTTTCACGTAACAGCTTTTCACGTTCCGCTTCACTATTACATTGTTGCAAGGCCAGGTTAAATTTATCTTCTGCGCTCTTGGCTTCCATAACCGCTTTATTCCATTCTTCATTCTCTTCAGTTGCTTCTTTAAGTGTCACACCGAAATTTTCACCTTCAAGTGAAGCCCAATTGATAGCATCAGCCAGTGCGCCCACTACAGTTCCGGTTTTAACAGTTTCATTTGCAGCTTCGGTTAAACTCTCTATGGGTAAACTAGCACCGAATTCCGCATAAATGCCGGTGCAGATTTCTGTCCAAGTGGCTAAATCTTTTTCACTAGTAGTTAGCTTTGCTAAGTGTGCCACAGCTTCCGTAGTTTGGCCATCGTCCCCTAAAACCCTAAACATTTCATCATAAACTTTAGTAGCTTGTTCAGCGCTCGCTCCTGCGTTTTCAAAAGCGGTTTGCACTTTCGCTTGATTGTTTCTCAACTCACGGGTTGATTCAGCTAGCGCCACCATAGCGGTTATAGCACCGGCTATTGCAGTAGCCATTGCTTTCATTGCGTTAGCGCAAGTTTGTTTAGCGCTCTCTAATCCCGCTTCAAATGCTTCGGTGCGCTCTTCCGCTTCCTTAAGTTCTTTAGCAGCTTGTTCAGTTTCCCTTGCCATCTGCTCCAACTCAAAAGCAGTCTGATCCGCTTCATCTTGTAGATTCTTTAGAACATTGTCAAAGCTGTCAGCGGCATCGGTTAGCCTCTTTATGTCTTTTTGAGCATCAACATATTCAAGGGATAACTCACTAATTTTCTTAGCTGCCTCCTGTGCTTCTTTACTATTCTCTCCAAAAGCAGCAGCAACTTTGACATATTCAGCTTTGGCACTTTTTAAGTCTTTGCCTAAGTTATCAAACTCAGCGGAAAAATCATAAACATCATCTGAAGCATCTTGTAATACCTTACCTGTGTTCTTAACTTCTTTTTGAATATTTTTAACATCCTTAACAAAGTCCTGAGTGTCCGCTGATATAACTATTTTTAATTGTTCTTCATTCATTTTCAGTTTTAACCCCCTTAAACTTATTATTGTGGGAATTAGTAAATTGAATTAATTGAGCCTTAAACTTTTCTATTCTATTCTGCTCTATTCTTTCCTGATCTTCCGCAGTTCTGAATAGGGTTGGATATGCTTCCTCTAGTGTCGGCATCTTGTTCTTCTTGTTGTGAATTCGTCCCACACTATAACCAATCAGATCAGCCAAAAGATAATCAGATATGGCTTGTTGTTTTGCTTCAATTTCCATAACTCGTTTTTTACTGTCAATCGCTCGGTTTATTTCCGCTAAAGTCATATCCCAAAAATCCCGCTCTAGAATACCGAAGTCTAAAGCATTATCTAGATAGTTATAAATCTCAGTAGAAAACAAAAACGGGGAAGCGGAACTTTCGCCCCCCTCCCCCTCGATCAGTTTTTTTCCGTGCTATCTCTGTGAATTAATCCCGCTTGACGATAAATACTAATGATCACTTGTAAAAAATCTGCGATAATATGTCCATCATCCAGCCATTCATCAAATACTTCGTAAGCTTTATCTAATGTAGCATCAGGATGATAGGCCAGTAGCGAAGCATAAAAAATCTTTATCATCATATCCATTGGCGG